ACCAATGCTCTAAAATCAACGTCGTTTTCTAAGAAGTATCTCATTAACATGTATATGATTAATGATTTGCCGGAACCTGTCGGTGATATTAAAATACATCTACTATTCTGCGCTGCATGTATAAAAGCATCTAACTGATAATCTCTTGGATTAATAGGTTTACCTTTAATAGTAATAGATAGTTTGTCTATAAAATCTTTTAGTTCATCCTTTTCTTCAATTACAGGTTTTAAAGAACTATCTATTTCTAATTCGTAACCACGTTCATAACAAAACTCTGCAACTCTTTTTAATAAACCATAGGGAATAGTTTGTGAACGTGAATCGTACAAACGTATTTTACCGTCCCAAAGCTTGTTTCGAAAAGCGGGCATAAATTTGTATCCCTCCGCATAGAACGTAAAGTATTCTGACAACTCCATCAATATTCCTGAGTCATCACATCTAAGTAAAACCTTAGACTCATCTTTTTTGTATGCTTTAATCATTCAATGTTTCTACCCATTGTTTACCACGTTTACCTTCATAGCATTTTAATCTTACTAGCATTTTTGGATTGTGACTTTTTATTTTTTCAAGCCACCAATCAAATGGCTTTACAGTACAATGCGCGTTTTCACCAGTGCTTAAATGGGTTACTGCTGGTATTACGCATATGCCTATGTAAACAAATTTATTGGCGTGTTTAAATTTATAAGAAAGTATTTCATCTATTTCATCTTCTGGTATATGTTCCATAACATCAGTCGAAAATATACCATCGAAATTAGTGCTAGGTAGTGTGTTAAATTTTTCTATGGCTGGATCGTATAAAGTAGGCATAACACCAAATTTTTTTTCTACGCTTTTATCTTTATATCTTATACCTTTTCCACAACCAAAATCTAAAAGTGTTTTTGTTGAAGTCCTATTTATCAATTCAGCGATTTCTTCTACTCGTGTATCAGTTAGCGAATTACCATAACCTTTATGTTGGTCATGATGTATTTTATATAAATTTACCTTAGAATTTTTCATTACATTCCAGAAGTAAACTTCTTAAAGTCTAAAATATTTTTCACGTGGGTGTGCCTCCATCTAATGTTACCCATTATTTCTTCAAGGGTTTCAATTACTGTTTTATGATAATCGATCTGTGCTTTTATTTTTACAAGATCTTCATCAGTATCGTAATACATATCCATGTCGCTTTTTAATGGTTTAGTCATACCATCGAATGGATCGTATTTCCAATTACGTTTATCCATATCTTGTTGCGTCATCTTTCCATTATAATAAAGCCACTTATCTTTTTTAGTAGCATCTAACTCCATTTCTTTTTTCTTTAGTTGGAGTTTTGCCATTGAATATAATTCAAGATATTTGGCGTGTAATTTAGAAGACTTTAAAGTTTCTTCGTCAAGGCATACGTCATCGATAACGACGTCCTTTTTCCACATAATTAAAATTTCATCAAGTGTCATAATATAATTATTTATTCTTATTTAATAATACTAAATGCGTTATATCTAAATGTTACGTCTGCTTGCAAATATTCTACATCTGTTAATTGTGTACTAAAATCAACACCACCCAATGACGTAGGAAATGCATCTCTAAATTGAAATTGTTTATTTACGTTGTTATGACTCGATAATACTGATAAAATAATATCATGCCTTTCACCTTTTGATTCGCTATTGCGTTTTATCCAATCAAAAATTTCAGTGTAGTTTTTCATATCTTCATCGATTACAAATCTAAGACTCAATGAATCGTATTGAATCGTTTCACTCGGTTGATATGTAATTGTGTTACGAAAATCTTGTTGAACTTCGGAGGATGACACAGTAGGTATACCAAACGATGTACAAAGTATTCGATGTTTGCAAACTTTTCCCTATTAATAGTTAACTTGAACCCCGTAGGAGAAAGCATATTAATATTACTTGTTAAATTAGATCCGCTCATATATCTATTTATAACGAAAAAAAGAGGAGTTCCGAAGAACTCCTCTTAAGTTAAAGGTTATGAACCTAATTAGGTTTGTAATCCTACGTTGATGTTCTTCACACGGAATGAACGGTAGTAAGGATTGTTTGTACCTAATCCATCAACAGCTTGTGTCAATGGGTTTCCTACAAGACCGTAACGAGTCTTGAATGCGATCTTCGGCTGGAAAGTATTCTCACCAACTGCACGTACCATTGTTAATGGAACGTATGGGCAGTAGAATAAACCTGCGTCGTATGCGTTAGCACCTTTATAACCAACTGTAGCATAGTCAGTTGTTGCATAAGGGTCGATGTACACTTTAAGAGCACCGTTAAGAGTACCAGCAAATGTGTTACCAGTTGCGTCTACATTCAAGTCAGCTCCTCCGAATTCGATCTTACCAGCAGCAGCTAGGGCTGAAGCTACGTTTGAAGAACAGATAACAAAGTTACCTTTTCCACGACGTGTTTCAGTAGCAATCTTATTGGCTTCTTGCTCGATTTGGAAGACAAGAGACTGGAATTTTTCAACTGCCCAGCGGCCATCAGCGTCAGCTACAAGGTCGAAGGCTTCTGTTGAACCAACACCACCAACTTTACCTGTTGTAACGATAGAGCGGATAACTTCACGGTTGATTTCACCAAGAATTTCACCAGACAAGATGTTAGCCAATTCTGATTCAGCGTCAAGGCCGTGAACAGCTTTAAGATCTTGTGCAAGCTCCATTGAGTATTCAGCTTTCAACTGACGAGTTTTCGCAGTTACAGTTGATTTCTCGATAGTGAATCCCATTTCGTTGATTCCAGTAGCAGATTCAGCAGTACCAGTAGTAATACCACCAGCTGTTGCGATACCTGAACCAGGTGAATCAAATAGACCACCAGCTTGTTGTGTAGTTGGAGAATCACCAGAGAAGTCTGTGATTGGCTCGTTAACAAAAGCTTCTGCGTCGCCTGATACGATTGGTGTACCATCGCCAAAACGTGCTTTCATTGCGAAGATAAGGCCAGTTGGTCCAGACATTGGCTGAACACCAGCAACATCATAAGCGATGAGGTTAGGCATTGCACGACGTACAAGTGAGATAAGAATCGGATCAAAAGAATTTGTTCCGCTAAAACCAGCAGCTGCAGCATTCATTTGCGCATCTTCTGTTAAAGAAAAGCTAGAGTGTGCGTTTTGTTCCTTAAGAGCAGCTTCAGTGTTCTCAAGTAACTTAGCAGTAACAGCTTTCTTGTAGCTATCTGTGATAGCTGGAGCATCAGCGTGTTCTAACACGGGTGCCCACTTTTTGATTTCATTTTCTGCGTTTAACATTTTTAAATATTTCCTTATTTAGTTGTTAGAATTATTGTTTTGGGTTATTTGAAACGAGAAAGGTGTTTAACATATTTTGCCATATCTTTAGGAAGCTTAGCTTCTTCAGATACTTCACCTTCTACGATTGTTTTTACTTCAGTTTGTGCGGTTTCTTCCGACTCTGAAAGTGTTTCTGTTGTTGTTTCTGACTCTTTAAAGAATCCTTCTTTGATAGTTGCTACTTTTGCTGCAAAAGTTTCTGCATCAACATATTCAGCTTCTTCAACGAGTGAAGCAAGTTTACCTGCTTGTGTAGATGCTAAATCAACAGATGCTTCAGCGATAATTTTTTCACGCTGTAAAAGTTCAACTTGACTTGCAAGTTCTGCTTTTTCAGCTTCAGCACTAGCGAGAGATTCTTTAATTTCAGTAACCTGTTCTGCAAGTTCATCTACAAGATCAACTTTAGATTCAGGAACTTCAATATAATGTTCAGTGAATACACCTTGTAGTGCATGCATGAAGTTTTCTGTAATCTCTGTGCGTAGTTTATTATCAACAAACTCTTGATTTTCTTCAATCCAAGATTCAACTACAAATGCCAAGTAATCATCGATTTTTTCAACAAGTGACTCACGAACGTAAGCAACTTCTTCTTGTAAATCTTCTGAGTATTGAGCATCAAGTTCTTCTTTGATTGTTTGTACTTTATTAGCAACAGCGGCTTCAAATAAGATAGAAGCTTTTGCTTTGAAGTCTTCAGTCAATTCTTGGTCTGAATCTGCAAGAACTTTAAGGTCGTCAGCAAATAAATCTGCTTCAGTTTCTTCCTTAACGCTTTCACAGTGAGATGATTTAATCATCTTATAAGAAGCCATAAGATCGTCCTTCTTCATTGCCTTAAGTTGACCATACATCGCATTGATGATGTCAGCTTTAGTCGTAGGAACTTCGACTTCGTCTTCTTCTTCAGACATATTAACAGCTTTATAAGCTGAAACAAGCTCTGTCTTTTTCATACCTTTTAATGTATCAAAACTAGCAGCTAGATAACCAGCTTTAGTTTGCATTTCAGGTAATTCTTCTTCTTCATCTTCATCAGACTCTTCTTCATCGGAATGTTCGCCTTCTTCAACTTCTTCTTCGTCCTCATCTTCATGAGCACCTTCAGAAACTTCTTCTTCGACTTCTTCCTCTGAATCTTCTTCGTCTTCTTCAGATACTTTAGCTTCTTCTAATTCTTCGTCGTCATCGTCTTCTTCAGAAACTTCTTCCTCCTCTTCGGAGTCTTCCGCTTCGGTTTTCTTCTTAGCTTCACCAAGAAGAACGTCTAAGACTGCATTAGATAAAGGCTGTTGTTCTTCAGCAACTTCAATCTCCTCAGAAACTTCTTCAGTTGATTCCTCAACTGTTTCTTCTGTTTCTTCAGCTTCAAGCTCCTGGTTCTCAACAAGGTCTTTTTCTTCTACATCTTCGACAATTTGGTCTTCGATTTCGTTTGACATATATTAAGTTTCCTTATATTTTGAATTAGAGTTTGGAGAGGAAATCGCTAAAGATTCTTTCTTGAGCTTCGCTAATGCGACCCATAGGAACCTTTTTAATTTCAGTCTCATATTCTTCAATTTGTTGAGGTTTTAGAATTCCATTTTCCCAAATCCATTCGACACCTTCCATTATGCCTTCTACGAAAGCAGATGGTGCACTCGGATCTTGGACAATGTCAACAGTTGCAAGAACGAAATCGTCCTTAACATATGTTTTACCTTCTTTCTGTTCAACAGTACCCATACCACGACTCGAAACGCCTAACTTGCACCCGCCTTCGACGAGTCCTTTCACGATTTTACCCATAGGTGTATCTAAGATAAGCGCTCTTCCAACAACATCGTTACCTTCCCATTTGAGATCGGTAATTCTGTGTGAAACTTTGTCTAAGTTAATCTGTGGCCCATCAGGGTGATTCAATTCACCAACGGCTCGTCCAGTTTTAACTTGTTCCGAAACGTATTTTTTTGTAGCTTCTGCTAATACTTCTTTCGGATAAATTCTTTTATTGCGGTTCATTTTTTCCGCTTGCATGAATACACCTTCGATAAAAGTATCTTTTTTACCGTTTTTCTCTTCAGTAATGTACTCAAGTTTTTCTAAATGTTCTGTTATTAACTTCATTTTTCTTTCGCTTTGTTGAAAATTTCTGATGTTAGTCCTACTTTACGTATTTCAAGAGCATCATCTAATTTTTCACGCATAGATTCTCCAAAAGCTTTTGCAGAACCTAATTTGTCGTTTTTAACAATATTGTTAAATATTTTTTGTGCTTTATCACTCATAATTCTATTTATAATATTTCAGTTTTTAAAAAGATTTAAAATCCGATTTCGTCCCCTCCATCGTCTTCAGCACCTTTTTCATCTTCTATTTCAGTATCCATTTGTGCCATATCTTCATCAGTTTGTTTTAATATCTGCTGACGGATATATTTCTTAGACACAAATCCTTTATCAATTAAATCATCCATTTGTTGAGCCATTTCTATACGCTCTCTCATAATTTCAAATTCTTTTAATTCTGAAAAATAGTTATCTTCTAAAAAGTCTACATTAATAGTCTCTTCTATATCATTCCAATCTTTTTCTGTGATAACACCTTTTAGAATTAATTGAATTCTTAACGCATCAATTATCATAAAAGAGAATTTTTTACGTAAACGATCTACGAACTTTTGGAATTTGACCTCTTCACGAGAAATTTCACTAGCTCTACCTACACTAAATTGAGACTCTTGTTCTAATCTTGCTAAAGGAACATTTAAAGAACGATAAAGTTTTTTCTGGAAAAATTGTACATCCTCGATCTGACCAAGGTTTTCTCCACCACCTAATGTAGTAATTTCAGTTCCTCTACCACCTTCTCTTCGTGGCAAATAAAAGTCTTCTAACATAGACATGTGTCGTCTATCGTCAGATATTTCACCACTCGATGCATCATACACTAATTTGTTTCTATATCTTGAAACAACTTGTTGTACATATTCTTCTGCTTTACCCTTTGGTAAGTTACCAACATCTATATAAAAAATTCTACGTTCAGGTGCACGTGATACACGATAAACTACTAATGAATCTTCCATATAACGAAGTTGATTTACCAACTTCATTGATTTGTGTAAGTGTCCAATAACACGCGTTTTTGATGAATCGAATAATCCAGAATTACACTGAATTACAGCATCTTTAGCCAATTTAATGCCTTGTGTTTTATCAACATTCTTATCATTAATACTTGGTGAATAAACATAATATTCGTCTACTAATTTTTCATACTCAACACCAGTTTTTTTATCAGTTACTTTTTGTACTTCTCTAACTTTACTTATGTGTGTTGGTTCGATTGGTCTAAGTTCGGTAATTCCTTTTTGAGGATTTTTATCATCAATAATCACATGAAAATAAATTCTTCCATCGACATACCAATCTCTAAAATATTGAGCAGCGTTATGATTAAATTTGTATAATTGTAAAATTCTATTAAATTCATTAATGATTTCTTTACGAACCTTTGTAGGTTGATTTAAATCTTCTAAATGAATATCTATTGGAGAAGATGTATCTCCTGACGCTATAGCTCCATCAACAATATCATTAATTGCCGCATCACATTCCGGCTGATTTGCTGCTTCTCTATAACTAATGATTAAGTCGTGATCTGATGCACGTTCTGTTCCTGATAAGTCAACATATTGACCATAGTAACCTCCGCCAACAGCGACAGTTGTTCCACCTTCGTTATCCCTTTGAGGGATAGGCGAAACTATTTTTGGCTCAGCTTGTGCTGCAACCTTTTTTGTGATTTCATATCCGAATAATTCCATAATAATTTTATTTATATCACAATATGCGGAGGGGATTGGACCCTCCGCTTATTGGATAATTCTTTAAGCTTTTAATTAAAAACTATGAAGTTGTATTAGATTCCCAGTACTGATATGCTAGCTCAACAGTGAATTCTTCAACTGCATCGTTAGTATCGTAACTTAAATCAATAGCAGAAATATTCACTGGATATGCTCCACGAATATCGTACTTTTTAGTTACGTTATTACCACGATCTAATTGTTCAACTGACATGTCTGCCATGTAATCGTTAGGGTTTAATAGTCCTTCGTTATTAACGTGCTCATTAATGCCATTCATCCAGCGTTCAAACGCGTTACGAATTTCCATTCCTGTGTCGTTAATAATTGTGATTGTCCAGTTTTCAAATGTACGATCACCTGCTATTTTCAACTGACGTCCGCGAAATGGAACATCAAGTTGAGCGATTACACTCGCAGGTAATTGAGCTGCCTTACATAAAAATGAAGTTAGCTCAGAATCTCCTGCAGCATACGCGGGATAGTTGACAGTTGCTACGAATAAATTCGGTCTAGCACCACCGCCTATAAGTTTTGATTTAAAATCGTCTACTCCTAAAATTGCCATAATGGTTTTACCTTTCTAATAGTTATTTATAATTATTTACCAATTACTTCAGAAAACTCTATACCAGTTCTTGTGGCAATAAAGTTAAGAGTGATGAAATTAATAGAACGTGCAGGTTTAACATAGATATCAGCCACGAATTGGTTGGTATCGATGATGTTACCTGTGTTATTTGTTTCGTCACAAATAACAGCAAAGTCTGTAATACCACGACGACCTTTCACTTCACGAAGGAATGGTTCTGTCATATTACGGAACATTGCCCGTGTAAATTCATCATTGAACTCGAATAATTGGAACTTCGCTGCTGTTGCAATTGCTTTTTCAATAGTAATGAACAAGCGGCGAACGTTAATACGATCAAACGCTGAAGGTTTTGCCAAAGCTGTTTTATCACCAAATAGTACTGTTCCCTGTCCTGGGAAAGAAACTAATGGATTGACACGTGCTTTATACAAAGTATCGCGTTGTGCTGCGGTTGGATTATAAGCAAGTTTAATTACGCTACGTAATTGACCACGATTAAATCCAGCTGGTGAGAACCAAGGATCTGCAACGTCGTCTGTATAAGCACCTAAACCAGCAACTAAACCAGCTGCACCAGTGAAACGGTTTTTATCGTTGTATTTGTCATAAATCATAACAGAAGCACTATCTAATACACCATAAGATGATGAATTAATAGAATCTGCCCATGATTTAGCCGAATCCACTGCAGTTTGAACTGTTGTTTTATTAGTAACGTCAGCAACTGGTGGTGATACGAATGCAATTACATCTTTACGTGTTTCAGCAGCAGCAATAACTGTGTTTGAATTAGCTGAGCTCAATGCTCCACCAATAAAGAAGTTAACATCTACTGATTCAGCGTCGCCAAAAAATTCATCGTAATCAGCAACAACGTCAGAAGCGTTAATTGATGAATAATCTGCGCCATTTGCAAGTGTAACTTCGATATCTTCAGTGATTGTATTATTTGCTTCACTGTCTTCATAAGGGTGACCACCAAATACGTATGCTGAATCACGATTCAGAACATCGATGTAGTAGTTTGAACCACCTGTTTCTGCTTTTGCAGTTGAAGATAATGATACATTAGCGAATGTTTCAAGAGTAACAGGTGATGCTGATGTAGCACCGTCTGCTAAATCTCCTGCTATATCTTGCACAACAATATGTATGTTGCCATCGTCAGGAGCTTTATCAAAAAGCTGTAGTCCAAGTGTTGAACCTGTACCTGAATTAGCACCATCATACGAACCTTCAGTAATAACAGTAACTTTTAAACCGTTACCTGCTGTTCCAGGACAACGCGCAATAAATGCACCGTGTGTACCGTCAGATATTGTTTTCGTATTATAATCATCTAGATTTTTTATAAGTTCTGAAGTTCCTCCCGATGCATTTGCAAGGGTAGTTTCTCCTGAACCTCCACTATAGCGAACAATCTTAAGAGCATTTCCGTACTTTAAAAATAAAGCAGCGTTATAGAAATACGCATAAGTATCGTCGTCTGGTTTCCCGAAACGAGTAACCAGGTCTTTTTCTGATCCTACCTGAACTATTTCATCTATTGGGCCCCAGTTGAATGCACCAACTGTTCCTCCAATGGATGTAGATACGGCAGGAATCACGTTTGTCAAGTCGATTTCATTTACATCGACTCCGGGTGATACTAAGAATCCCATTTGTTATTTCCTTTCAATAGTTTTTAATTAATAAGTGTTAGCATAATAAGAATAATCTCAATAGTTCTATTTATAAATAATCATTTTTACGTTAAAAGTCATTCCACGCTTTAATGTCATCTACTAATTTATCATAATCGCTTTTACTTCTACTTGAATCTTCAATGTGTCCAAACGGTGGAACATCTTCTTCTATTTGTGCTAACCTTTCTTTAAATAGCAATTGTTTTAAATCAACTGTTGATATATTTCCAAAAGCTTCTGATGAAACAAACCAAGCAAATAAAACTAAATTCATAACAAGGTCATCGTGGTTGCCTTGACTTGCTTCATACGATTGGCCTTTTATTTCAAAAGTTGACAATTCTTGAATTGTGTCTGCAGCACCAATATGTATTTTTTCCATTTCTATTAAATCTTTTAAATTAGAACAACCAATTCTTTTAACACGCTTTGTCATAGTAACACCAACACCACCGCGTTTTACTGTAGACTCTACAAATGTATTTTCATATTCATACTCATAATAAACGGTATTACAGACTAATTGCCCAGCATCATTGTTTTCTATAAGCAATAATGCTTCATTATATAATTTTGCTATTTTAATAATAATGTCTGGAAATATCATAGGTGATATTAAATTATCTCTAAAAATACAAACCAATTCAAAGTGACCACCTGTAATATCAATAACAGTAAATGTAGAATAATCCTGTCCTCTACCTTTTGATACGTCAACCGCCATTATATATTGGTGGTCTTCTTTTGGTTCTTTATAATAATAAACACTTCCTTCGACCTTAATTGGATTTTCTGCACTAAGCCCCAATAACGTGTTTGACGAAATCAGTGTGTTTGAAGTTCCTATAAAATTATTACCAAACTCTTGTTCAAATTGTAGCTCAGATGTATTAGCAACAGTTTCATCTCTCCACTTTTCATCTCGCCCAGGAACGTCCCACCAATCGACACGGAAAGGATGAAACTCATTTGATTTATTCATTGCACCTTCCCACAAACGATAAAATAAATTACCTACACCATTTGCAGTAGATGTAATGATAACACGCGTATCTTTACCTGCTGAAACTACAGGATAAGTAGAAGTATAAAATTCATTTGCATTTTCGACGAACGCAAACTCGTCAAGGAAAAGCAAGTTAATTGACAAACCACGAATAGAACTACCTGTTGTCGCTGATGCTATAATACGCGAATTGTTTGAAAATTCTATAGAACCTTTATTTAAAGCTTTACATCCAGCCTGTAAAAAGAAAGGTAAGTTTTCAAGCGCTAACGTAATACGCGCCAACATTTCTCTTGCAACTGCACCTTTATTCGCAAGTATCGCAATATTTTTTTCTGGATTAAACATTGCATACCACAAAATATAAATTACAGAAGAAATAGATTTACCACTTTGTCGACACGCTAAAACAATATTAAATCGATTGTTTTCAAAATGGTCAAACATTTCTCTTTGATAAGGATAAGGTTTGAAGTCTACTAATCCTTCATCTAAAGAAATAACTTTTACGTATTTTTCAGCGAAGTAAATAGGATCGCGCATACACCGCATATACTCTTGCACTTCTTCCGGTGTAAAACTTTGTTCTAGGCCATCGCGCTTAACAAGCGGATTTCCCATATAACCATCATTCAACTTGTGCGTCATCTATCTTCTTTAGCTCGTTTTGACCTTTAATAAATTTTTGAAGTTCTGTTGTTGAACCTACAAAAATTGCATTATTTGTTGTGTTATTAGCAGGAGCATTTTTTTCTTGTGTAATTTCTTTACGAGTTTTTTGTAATGCTACTAAGTCTTTTGACATTTGACTTGCGTCTTTTATCATATTCGATAAAACTTCAAATGCGCGTGGATGCTCAGACTCAGCTGCTAATGCCATCATTGTATTGATAGCTTCGCATGATTGGCCAATCAGCTCTTTCATTTTTTCTCGAGAAAATTCAATATCTTTTTCCGTATCACTTACGATTTCCCCTCTGGAAACTTCTGTTTTAGGTTTTTCTACGATATTAAGATTTTTTTCGAGAGCATTAAGTATTTCATTCTTTTCCATTATTAAAATCCAAATGTGGTTGTAATAGTATCTGAATCGTCTAAAGGAGGTACATCAGAAGCATCTACAGTGTGACGTACATTTTCTCTTTCACCAGTTGTTGTTTCAACACCATCAGGGAACAACGTTTTTTGTTCGGAACGATTGTCAGTATCAGGATAAAAGTGTACATCCACCGTGCGAATAATTGCGCTACTCGTGTCAACCTTGCCAGCAAATCTCACTTTCATTGTAAAGTCTAAAGTATATATTAACGTTCTACGTGTTTGAAAATCTCCTTCATAATCGTCAGAAAAACTTGTACTATTTAAAACAATAGGAACATCTGTAACAGTACCAGGTCCTTCTAATTCTTTAATAGCTACTGTGTACTCGGGAGTAAAGGTTGGTAGTATTTGTTCAAAAATTTGCAAAGCATCATCTTGGTTTTTTGCGTATATATTTAATTGCATTCCTATGTTATAAGGAACACTTTGCATAACCGTGCTTTTTGTCGTAGTACTCTCTTGTGT